GTCGATTGCCATGGTCGCGCAGGCGGCGAGCTCGACGCCGACCGTGTGCCCATCGCCGTAGAGCGCCGAGGCCCCGAAGAACGGCGCGACGAGAACATGTCCACCGCTCGCGTCGACCGAAATGGCCGTGCCTCCCGACGAGTCGAATATGCCGACCGCTCCGAGGATTGCCTTCCCGCCGTCGACAACCAGGATCCGGCTCACGAGCACATCGTTGTCCACGAGGATGAACGAATTCCAATCCGCGACCACAACGTCGCCGACCAGTCCACCGGATACGGTCATCGAGCATCCCTGCGCACTGATTCCGGCGGTGATGCAGCAATTCGCAAAATAGGGCTGGTGCGAGACAGCGCAGATGACCCCGTAGAGTCGGCACCGAATGAAGGCCGTGACGAGGTGCACCGTGATGAATGGCTGGTCGACGGGTGCGAGAAGGTTCGGTCGCGCGCCCCAGCGACGACGCAGTTCGGCCCACGTCTTGAGCGGGGCGCCGACCATACCGGTCGCGGCGTCGCTTCCACTTGTCGCGGCGATGTACCAGTCGAGCTGCGTGACGACCGCGGTGACCGCATACGCCGCCACTCGAGCAACGCTCGCACCTACCGCGACCGGGCTGCCCCCTTGGCTCTGGACCAGAGCGAGCACTTCTGCGCCGGAGAGTGGCGCGGCGCTGGGGAGTTGGTCGAAGGTCTTGTTTCTCATGTTCTAGTTCGCGACGAGAAAGTCGCCAGACGGCGTGACGAGCTGGTCGCCTGCCGGAGTGATGAAGTGCGTGGCCCCGTCATCTGGCCGATCGAAAACGAAGTCGTCGATCGCCCAGAGCGCGCTGCCCACGTACGCGACGAGAGAGAGCTCAAGGCGCACCGTCTGACCGCGGAACGCGGTGACGTCCACCGTGTGGAGAATGTCGTTCTCCGCGAAGACGCCATCAGGCGCGTACATCCTCCAAAGCGTCGCGAGGCGCGCGTTCGTGTCGTGGTCGTAGAGCAGGACCCGGAGGCTCTGGTTCGAGTCTCCGAGCGAGGCGACCCATTCGGGAACGTCCATGTCGATGAAGTGCACGGAAAACGACTGCCGCCACGAGAGCGTGGTTGCCGTCGTCGGAATCGTGATGAGTTGCGTCGCCTGGACGACGTCGGCATCGCCCTGCATCCACAGCAGGGCGCACTTCGCGCCCGCGCTGTTTGGCGCGACGATTGGATCAATGTGGATCTGCGGCGACGCGGAATCGATGAGCGTCCGCTCGCCGCCGCTGACGTAGTCGTGCAGCGTGAGCCCCACGTCGATGTGCTGCCCTGGGGCGACGATCGAGGCGCCGCCCTGCGGCGGATGAGTGCTCAGCCGTGAGAGCGTCCAGCCGGCGAAGTCCAGCTCGAAGCTTGGGTTGACGATCGGCTCCGGCCCTGGGTCGATCGTCGGCTCGACGATGGTGAGGTCACCACCCGCGAAGGCCGGGAAGGCCTCCGGCACGGGCATGTCGCGCTCGACGGCCTCGATGGTCCCGATCACGGCTCGGAAGAACTGCTGCGACGTGACGGGGTCATTGATGCGCTCGTAGCGCTCGTAGCGAGCCGCCGTCAGTTTCATCGACATCAGGCCTGCGTCCTTCCAGACGTCGCGACCCGATTGGTACTTGGGGTGCCAGCCCATCCGCGCGGCCTTCGCCATCACGCGCGTGACCGCGCGCAGGATCGGCGCGAGCCGAGGCTGCACCTTCGGCATCAGCGAGGGGAGCACGTACGCGAACTCCCACTGCGCGATGCTCTTGTCCCATACGCGCGTGTGCTGCGTCTGCACTTCGCTCGTGCGGTAGATCGCAAAGAACGGGAAACGCGTCTGGTCGGCGTAGATGACGGGGACGGGCTCGATGTTCGCCTTCGTCAGCACCGCGTTCTGAATCACGACGCCGTCCGCAGCCGCATATGTACGGAGCGCAGCGCCGAGCTGCATCTCGATCACTGCAGAGAAGAATTCGATCGCCGCGTAGAGCGCCGGGTCGGCGACCGCGAGGAGCGGCGTCGCCACCACGCCCGAGTTTTTCAGCGGATACGTCGCGCCGCCGTGGCCGAATTCGGCCCATTCGCCGAGCGTCACGGGTACGCCACCGCGCGCGCGCTGCCCTCATCGAGGATGACACGCATAGCTTGGCTCCCTGCCGCCCCCGCGTTCTCGAGGATGGGCCGCTTTGCGGTGCCCGGGTGGTGGACGACCTTCGCGAAGAAGACGCGACCGCCGATGACGAAGCGCATGAGGCCACCCGGCTTCGCCATGATGAGGTGAGCTCGCGTTCCGTCGTTCACCCACTTCGCGTGGGCGGCTCGGAAGATGAGGCGCTTCTTGTATGCACCAAGGTCGACGATATCCATCGTCCCGCGCATCTCGCCGGTGCGGTCGTTGAAGAGCGTGCTCTCCTTCGCGGACCGATAGGCGATCTTCGCCACCTCGGCCATGCCTACGCGTGCGGAGTCGAGCACGCGGCGCTCGATCGTCGCAAGATTGCGTAGGCACTCAGAGGCGTCGATCTTGGTCATCGCGAGAAGTCCCCCATGTCCTCCCAGAACGAGCCTCGCACGGGGCAGCGCTCCTTGCTTGGGTTGGCGGACGTGACGACTTCGCCGCCAACGTTCGACGGGACACCAAGCGTGGGTGGCAGTCGCTGAAGAGACGCGACGTATCGCTTCATCTTCTCGATCGCCGAGTCCCGATAGGTCGTCCACGACGCTCCTTCACCGGAGCGGCCGAGGTCGATTCGACGCCGCACCGTGTAGGCGATGCCGAAGTCGAGCGCAGCGAACTTCACCTCGTCGGGGACATCGTTCGTCGTAAGTGGCATCGACGTCGGGTGAATGCCGCGGAGGAAGCTGTTGCACTCAGCCGTGCCGAACGCGCGACAGGCATTGATGGCAGCGTCCTCGACAACCCCATCGTTGTCGTCGTCGTACGTGGTGGTGACGGTCGCCTTGCCCAGGGCGTTCTCGAGATCCTCTTGCGCGAAGTAGTAGACGACGGTCATCAGATTCCTCCGCGCTAGAGCGCACCATCGATGTCAGAGAAGCGACGTCGACCCAGCGCAGGCCGACGTCGCCATGGGTTCACCCCTCGTCGAGCGAGACGCAACCCAGGCCTTCGGCCTCGGCGTCGGTGAGGTGAATCGTCGACCCGGGCGCGTGCACCTTGCCGTTGCGGTGCAGATCGCCGTGGGGCCAGATGCGGTACGCGCGCTTCGCAGAAGACTCCGCGGCGCGCGCGGCGGGCGTGTTCGGCTTCGGGTTCTTCCCGAAGCGATGGTGATACAGGTCCGGCTCGTAGCCCGCCTTCACCCACTCTTCGAGTGTCGGAACGCTCGGCTCCTTCTCGTTCGGAGCGTCGGGCGGGACTTCGTCGCTCGGTGGCGCGACCGGAGGCTTGAGCGGTACCGCATTCGGTGCCGTTTGCGCCGGTGCGCCGAGCTCCTTTGCGTCAGGTCCGATCGTCGAGACGTCGGCATCGGGCAAGCGTGCGCCGCTGCCGTCGCCGGTCGCCTCCCCTCGCGCGACGCCGTCCTCGCCGAGCGGCGACGGCGGAGCGGCAGAGGAAGCCGACAGGGCGGAGCCCGAGGGCTGCTCGCCATCCGCGTCCGTCGGCTTCTTCTTGGTGCTTGCCGCCGCCATCAGGCGACCGCGTTCAGCACGAGATATCCCGTGTCACCCGCGACGACCTTCGAGTCCTCGCTGACGCCGACCTTGCCGTAGAACCCGCCCGCCTTGCCGGCGTCGGGCTCGAACCACTGCGTGGTCACCGGGTCGCCGTTCATGCGGAACGTCGAGCCGAAGTGAGCCGACCGCTTCGTCGCGCGCTTTGCGACGCGCACGATGCCGAAGTGCTTGCCCCAGATGCGGGCGTCGACCTCGGCCTGGCCCTTGTTGGCGGTATCCTCGCGGGCCGCGCCGATGAGCAGGTCGTCGAGCCCGAACACCGTGGCGAGTTCGGTGCGCGTCGCCAGGCCGGAGCGCTGGTACTTGAGCAGGTCGAGGATCGACGGGTGGCGCGCGAGGACGTTGAAGACCTCGAGGCCGCAGTAGCCGAGCACCTCGGTGGCGCCTCGGCCCTGCCACATCGCCGAACGCGCCGTCTGCATCACGGCGATCGGGTCGCCGCCGCCGGCGCCGTTCCACTGGTTCGAGCCCGCCAGCGTCACCGTGTTGCCGCCGAAGTTGGCGGCGGTGGTGAGGATCTTCGACTGGCGCTTCTCGCGCTTGAAGGCGATGCCTTCGTTGATCGCCTCGATGAGGTCGAACATTTCGTCGAAGATCGGGTCCTCGTTCTCGAGCGTCTGCTGCGAGACGAAGTTCTTGAAGCCGTAGTCGCGAACCGAGTAGTTCCCGCTCGTACGGCTCTCGTCGAGCTCGTTTGCTTGCGAGCGCGCACCGAGCGCGTCATCCGGGTACGCGAGTCGCTCGCGCTTCGGGTAGATCGCGTAGTCGTCCGACCGCTTCGAGACAGTCACCGCCGGCATCAGGCGCTCGCCGATGTACTCGTCGTTCGCGTACTGGACCGAGAGGTTCGTCATGAGCGCGTTCGAGTGCACGCTCGACGACGAGACGGAGCGGAGCGAGAGCATCTCGGCGTTGAGACGCTTCATCATCTCCTTGTGCTTGGAGTTGCCGGACCGACGAATCGCGTCGAGCCCCTTCGTCCATCGCTCGTACGTCAGGCCCTTGGCCGATCGCTGCGATTGGACGACTTCGTGTGCGGTGTAGCCGTTGGTGTCGGGCATGAGAGTGTCTCCACGCCGCGGTCTTCGCGCGGCGTTCCTTTGGTTGGGAGTGCGGCGCGGAGAACCGCGCAAACGTTTGGGCGTCGTTGGATGGCGGCGACGCGAACCCGCCTGCGATTCAGAGAGAACGAGCGATCAGGCGCTGACGCCTGCGAACTTGCCGGCCTGGAGCCCGACGAAGTCGCCGTCGACGCCGGTCTGGGTGAACACGCCTGCGACGTACTTCACGACCGTGCCGCCACCGAGCGTCACGTTCTCGAAGCCGTCGGTCCCGCAGATCGCGAACTCGCCCGCGGTGGCAGTGCCGGACGCCTTCACGGGGATGACGCCGCCATCGAGCAGCGCAACGTCGACGGTGAGGATGCCGTCGCCGATGACGGTATCCATCGCGACGCCGTACGCCTTCTCGTTTGCGCCAGCGACGTCGACCTCGAGCTCGCCGGTGGAGGCGACCTTGACGCCAACGCCCTTGCTGACGGTGACGCCGCTCTTGACGGTCTTCGAGACGATCGTGGTCTCTTTCAGATGCGAATCGGGACGAACAGCCATGACGGATGCCTTTCGTGGAACAAAGCGCCGCCTTCCCGCTCGCCCTCGGGGCGGCAGGCACTCAGCGCGCTGGGTGGGTTAGGTGGTTCGGCCGTTCAGCCGGCGAGCTTCTCGATCTCGGCCTCGACGTCGTCCACGGACGCAGCGATGGCCTTGGTGGCGCCGCCGTTCTCCTCGGTGGGAGCCGGCACGACGGGCTTGCCGAGCGTCATCGGCGAGCGCTGCGCGAGCATCTTCTTGAAGAGCTCGGGGTTCGTCTTGCGCAGCTCGACGAACATCTCCTTCTCGGCGGGCGCGATCTTCTTGTCCGGCCCGACGTTGCTGTCGACTTCGAGCTCGATGAGCTGACCTTCGGCCGCGTCGGCGCGGACCTTCTCGGCGTCGCGCGCATCGGCAAGGCTCTTGGTCTGCGCCTCGAGGGCGGCCTTCTCCGTCGCGAGCGTCTTCATCTGCGCCTCGCCAGCGCGCAGGTCGGACTCGGCCTTCAAGCGCGCCTCCGTCGCCGTCTTCTCGGCGAGTTGCGCGGTGGCGACCGCGAGCGCGGTCTTCTCCTGAAGGGCCTTCACTTCTGCTTCGTTCATGGTCGTCTCCGTCGCGCCTGGCTTGGCGCTTTGCTTCGTGGCTGTGGACGGAGCGGAAGGCTCCGGGATTGTCTTGGAAAGGATGCTGCCGTCGGCGGTGCTGCGCGCGATGCCTCTCGCTGCGGTGGCGGATCGGATGCGCTCGCGCGTGGCTGGGTCGGCCTTCTCGAGCGCCGCCGACTTCATGACTGCGAGGCAGTCCGGGTTCGCTGGAATGGCGACGACGCTGATCTCCCGTAGGTCTGCGCCGTAGAGGACGTAGACGTCGCGGCCGTCGCGCATCTCGTATTTGCCATCCGTGGGCTTGAACCCCACGGAGACGGCGCGAAGCACCTTCTCTTGCACGAGCTTCCAGACCTTCTCGGCCTCGGGGTTCGCGTCGGCGGATGCGAAGCGGATCGTGCACTGCAACTCGTCTTTGACGATCTCGCAGCGCGTCGCTTGACCGATCGGGAGTTCGTAGCTCTGGTGCCCGTAGAGGATGACCGGGTTGGCCAGAAACCGACCGAGCTTCCACGACGCGACGTCGATGATCTCGTCCCACGAGTCGATCGTCTCGGTCGAGGCCACGAAGTCGACCTCTCGAGCGTCGTCGCGGATCGCGCGCACGTGCAGCGCATCGGAGCGACGTACGAGATCGGGTGCAGTTCCGTCTGCCATGTGTGCGTCTCCTCGTCAGGCCGCGACGGGAAGCGCCGGCGGCGTGGCGGGTGGGATGGGTTTGCCGTTCGCGTCGACGGGCGGCATCTCGGTGATCGGAATCTCGGGCGTCCCGCCGAACGTGGGCTCGCCATCCTTGGGCTCGGGGATGCCAACTTCGTCGCGCGCCCACTTCTGCGGGATGACGACGCCGGCGGTGGCCATGTCGAAGATCGCCTTACCGAACGAGGCGAGGTCGACAGCATCGCGCGTGATGAACTCGAGCCGCGGCGAACGCACGCCGTCGAAGTTGAGCGTGATCATTGACGCGACCACGTCGCGCGTGAGGTCGTGGCCGACTTGGCGCGCGCGCGATTCGCGGAGGTCCTTGCGGACGCCGTCCATCACCTTCGCTTGCGCGTAGCCGCTGCCGCTCGACGACTGAACGGTCTCGGTCTGCCCGAGCGCCGCCTTGCTCATCTCTTGCGCGAGGACGTTCGCGAGCTCGGCGTGCGTCGCCTTGCTGCTCGTCGTGCCCTGCGGCCACTCGATCGCGATCTTGGTGGTGCCGGGGATCATCCCAGCGCCATCGGTCGTGAGTTGGCGGAGAACGGTCTCGAGGCCCGACTTGTCCTCGGGCGACGCGTTCTTCTCGTAGGTGCCGATGCGCCACGGCTTCCACGAGATCTCGCCCGTGCGGAGCCAGTCGGTGATCGTCCAGTTGCGGAAGAGCGCGGCCCAGATGAGCACGCGGCAAAGACCCTCGTGTTGAGGGACGTCGCCGGTCACGCGCGGCTGGGAGACGACGAACTTGTGCGGGTAGAGCGTGCGGAAGTCGACACCCTCGTACGCCATGCCGTCGTCACGCCACACGAGCCGCCCGTCGCCTTGACGGAACGAGAAGCGTCGCGGTGCGAGCGCGTCGAACTCGAGAGGAGCGAGCTTGCCGTCAATCTTCGCCCAGTTCGTCTCGCCGACCGCACGGCCGTAGTACACGCCGCCGGCGAGATGCGCGATGAGACGCGTGAAGGACGGCGTCGAGCGGAGTGATTCCTCCACCCACTTCGCTGCCTTCTTCTCTTTCGCGAGAGCGTCAGACGGCGGAACGATCTGCCACGCGAGACCGGCGATCGACTCTTCGCTCGTCGAGCACACCGACTGAAGGTGGCAGTCCTTCTGTCGCGACTCGTTCGCGAGGTCCATCAGCCACGCCATGTTGCCCATGTCGGCCTGGCGGATGATCTCCGAGACCTGCCGCGGCGTGAGCGCGCCGCCGATGCGGCCGATCTGGCTCCAGAGCGGAAGGTCTTGAATGACCTTGCCGCGCGCGCCCGACGCCAGCCGATCGCGCTTGGCGGAGAAGCCGAGCGCGGAGGTGATGCGGGCGAGGACGCTCATGGTCTTGGTGTCAGGTTGCTCAGGACGCCTTGGGCATGAGGCCGCGATCGCCGCGGACCTTGCCGGGGCGTGCGAGGATCTTCCACGCCGTGGTGCTCGTCGGCGTGCCGGCCGCGTCGATGCGGAGGAACACGTTCGGGTGACCGAAGACGCGGAGCTCGGCCCACGTGACGTTGCTCGCGAGCGCCGGCGTCTTCTCGGATGCGAGCGCCGCAAGGGTCACGCCGGGTGCTGCGCCTAGATCGAGCCGTCCCCATCGAAGGCCATCCGCGGCGTCGTCGTCGCGGAAGAGCGGCTCGAGGGTCATGGTCGGCGCGGTGCCCCCCGCGATCTCGACGCCCACGAGGATCGTGTCGTAGCCCGAGCAGTCGAGCCCCTGGGCCGGCGGGATATTCGCGTCGGTGAGCGCGGGGTTGTCCGCGGCGAGCAGCGCCGTCGCGGAGCGAACGACCGCCGTCTCGCCGGTGAACAGTCCGCCAGACTTGCGCGCCATCAGCCGGACGTCGCCAGCGTGCAGGCGAGGAAGCGGCCCGTCCCGACGTCGGGAACGAGCACCGTGGCGCCCGCGGAGGCCGACGAGGTCGCCGAGTAGAACCAGAGGCTCCCGTCTGCGATGACGAGGAAGAGTTGACCATCGACGCGCCGATCGGCGGGCGTCGCCTTGAGCTCGGTGGTCGTCGCGGGCGGACCGGCGATGCGGCCCGAGACTTCGCGCGCTGCGCTGTCGCCGTAGGTGAGCTTCATGAGTTGTCTCGTTCTGCGGCGGCGCCGCGGTGGGTTGCTGCGTTATGGGTCGCCTGGGTGGCGTGCCAGCGTTGGTGACCGTCAGAAGCCTCAGAAGCCTCGATCGGAGTGGCCCCAGCGTGTTCCGGTGCCCGCGACGACCTTCGGCGGACCGCTCGATCCCTCGAGCGCAGCGAACGCGCTCGCGAGCGCGTCGACGTGGTCGTCGTGACGGTCGCCGACGCCCGTGAAGGCACCAAGCTCGTCAACGAACGCCTTCAGCCACTCGGCCTTGCGAGGCACGAGCACGCGACCGTCGTTCCAAGCGACTGCGACGGCCTGGGCGCGCACGAACTTGTCCGCCGTCGCGAGCACCGGATCGATCACGACGCCGCTGTCACCGTCGCTGACGATGTGAGCGACGCCCTTCTCGGTCGTCGAGCAGAACCAGTGCCACGATCCGGTCGGATACGAGACGTTGAGCCCGGCGAGCGTGCGGATGAACTCCGGCGCCTCGACCTGTCCGCGCCGCACTTCAGCGACGTAGTAGATCGGCAGCCCCTTCTGGTTCACGCCGCTCTGCAGCACCACGACCCCGCAGGAGTAGTCAGCGCGTGTTTTCGCGGTGTACGCGAGATCTACGCCCTTGCCGACGCGGTACTCGACCGGACGCTCGTCGTAGAAGGCGGCGCCGCGGAAGACGTTGGTGCCGCGCGGACGGGGCGAGCCCATCCAAAGCGACCACCAGTCGTATTCGCCACGTCGGCGCTGCTCCGCGAGGAACGAGAGCGGTCGCAAGTGCCAGAGCTCGTGACCCTGCTCGTCGATGGCGGGGACGTTGATGACTTCCCAGGCCGGAACGGCTTCCCCATCGGGGCCTGGCATCGTCTCTTTCGAGAGCCAGCCAATGAGGTCGTCTTCGTGCCAGCGCGTGTGCGAGATGATCGCGCTCGCGCTCGGGTGGAGGCGCGGACCGGCCGTCGATGACCACCAGTCTTGGCAGCGCGATCGAGCGAGAGCGCTCTCGGCGTCCTCGCGGTCCTTGTGCGGGTCGTCGACGACGAGCAGCCCGTCGACCGGTTGCCCCGTGAGCGGACCGCCTACGCCCGTCGAGAAGAGGCCGCCGCCTTCGACGGTCTGCCAGTCGTTGACCGCATGCGAGTCGTCGCGGAGCTGAACGCCAGAGGCGATCGCCGTGTCACGCGCCTGCCGTGACTTTTTCCGTACGAGCTTCTCGCCGTAGCAGACGTACGCGTTTCGCAGCCACGGCTTGCGCCGCAGGAGTCTCGCGACGCCGTTGACGAGCAGATCGCTCTTGCCGTGCTGCGGCGGGTACGAGACCAGCACGCGCACGGCTTCGCCCGCGTCGATTCGCCGAAAGACGTCTGCGAGACGCGCGAGATGCTCGGGCCGCTCATAGCGCGCGTTCAGCGCAGGGATGAAGTCGAGGAGGTCGAGCTCACCCGGGTTCGCCTGGGTCGCGATCCTCTTCTGCACCCGCGCTGTCCGGATCTCGGTCAGCCTTCGACGGGCCATGCTCTCCAGCAAGGACGCTGAGAACCTGCTCGTAGACATCGGGCGCCAGTCCTGACTTCAGCTTCTCGAGGTTCGAGTCGAGCTCTCGCGCGACCTCGACCTTCAGCGCGCGCGGCATGTCGAGACCTTCGTAGGCCGAGCGCCGCTCTTGAATCTTCAGCATCCGGTCGACGGACTGCGGGTCGCCCTTGACGGCTTTCTTCCAGAGCCCAGCAGCCATCGCGTCAAGACGGCCAAGCTCCATCGCCTTGACCGCCTCCGCAGTCTCTCCGCATTCACGGTCGAGAGCGTCAAGACGGCGCTTGATCGCGCGCGCTGCATTCTGTCGACAGCCGTAGCCCAGCGCCGTCGCGATCTCCGCATGCGACTTGTGCTGCATTCGCAGCGCGAGCGCTTTCTCATCCCGGATGAGAGCCTTGGCCCTCACGGAGTCCGCGCGTGCTCGGTTGCCCATGATCGGATTTGCGTCAGCGCTGTGTGTAGTCAGTTACGGCTAGGCCGCTTCGTGAGACGCGTTTGGCTATTGACGAGCAGCGGCACGCTTGCTGCTCTCGCTCTCAGGCCGAGATGAGCCCGCGGTCCCCAGGGTCCCCTCAGGGTGTCGCCGTCGGCATCCGCCCAAGCGCCTGATCGAGCAGCGTCGTCTCGACCCTGGCGCGCCCGTGCGCACCGAGGGCCATCGGGATGACGTGGTGGCCGTTCGCGTCGGACCACCGGGCGGTCATGGTGTCCACGTCGCCAGGGCGGTCGAAGGTCATCCGGAAGTCCGGCGCTCGGCGGAGGCACTCGGCGAGCTTCTGCTTCTTGGTCATGGGTGTTGCCGTCCAGATGTGGGACAGACCCGCGGCGCCGGGTCGTGACCGGCCTCAGGGCGCGCTTCGCCCCGGCTGCGCCACTTGCTCGTTCGTGACGCTGCACGCGCGTCCATGCCCGTCGTCGCCGCGCTGCCGGCCCGGGAGGAGGAACCGGGACCGGCGCGCTGGCGAGAAACGCGGGCGGCACCGACGCGGAGGGAGGAGCCCCGTGTTGTGGCGCCGCCCGCGCGGTCAGCACTCGGGAGCGCCGCGCTTCGCCTGCTGGCGTGTCGTCGCTCTTACCCTACGCGGGCAGTGGTCGCTTTGGGCCCCTTTGGGTCGCTTTGGGCCCCTT